CAGCCAGGCCATGCAAGCCTTCGACGCCCTCGCCGCCAACACCCCCGCCGAACTCGACTTCAACTCTCCCGGCTCCCAGGCCGCCCGCCAACTCGCCGACGTGCGAGCCGCCGCCGCCAAAGCCGGCGTCACCATCTCCGACGCCAACGCCCAGCAGTTCGCGCTCGACATGATGAAATACGGGTGGGACGCCAACCAGCTACAGGCTGCCGTCGCCAACACCATCTGGGTGAAAGCCGCACCCCCGGCCGGGGCCAAACCCGGCGACGGCCGCTCCTGGGTGCTCAACTCCGACGCCGGGGCCGTCATCAACCAGCTTCAAGCCGCCCAAGGCCAGTATTTCATGAACTACTCGCCGCAGGTCCTCCAATCGTGGGCGCAGAACATCGCCGCCGGCACCCAGACCATCGACCAGTTCACCGCCCAGCTCAAGCAGGACGCCAGCCTCAAATGGACCGGGATGGCCCCCCAAATCTCGAAGGGGTACACGCCCAACCAGATCGTAGACAACATGCGCCAGGAGGCGGCCAAAACGCTCGAGGTGGACCCGTCGTCGGTCAACTTCGTGAACAACCCGACCTACTCCAAGATCCTCGACTATGTGCCGCCCGGCACGAAGGATGGGGTGCACCGGATCATGACCCTCTCGGAGATGGACCAATACCTCAAGGCCACCCCCCAGTTTGCGGGCACCCAGCAGGCCCGTGACCAGGTGGGCGCCCTCGCCGACAAGATGCTCACCACGTTCGGGCAGGTGGCACCGTGACCGCCGCCGGACCCACGGTGGCCCCCCCGGCGAAGGGCACCCCGGGCGGCGACACCGGCATCCAATCCCCAAGCTCGCAGGGGCTCTCCAGCGCCCAGAACAACGCCTGGGGCATCCTCCAGCAGTTGCTCTCCTCCTACGGGTTCACCGGGGCTGATCTGACCGCCCTGGTCGCCTGGGCGAAAGGGCAGATCGTCGCCGGCAACTCGTCCGACCTGGTCACCTTGGAGTTGCAGCAGACCCCGCAGTTCGCCCGCCGCTTCCCGGCCATCATCGCCCGCGAGAAAGCGGGCCTCCCGCCGATCTCCCCGGCCGAATATCTGACGCTGGAGCGCACCTACTCGCAGTTGGAACGTTCGGCGGGTATCCCGGTGAACTTCGCCGACTACGACAAGCTGATCGCCGCGGACGTGTCGCCGACCGAGTTCTCCGATCGGGTGAACCAAGGCTATCTGGCGGTGGCCCGCGCCGATCCGACCGTGGTGAAAGCGTTCCAGGACTTCTACGGGGTGAACACGGCCGGTCTGGCCGCCTACTTCCTCGATCCGACGAAGGCGGAGCCGTTGCTCAAGCAGCAGGCGGTGGCGGCGCAGATCGGCGGGGCGTCAGCCCAGTCGGGGTTCGGGTTGCCCGGGTCGGGGCCGGAGGGGATCAGTTCGGGCCAGGCGATGCGTCTGGCGCAGATGGGGGTCGCCCAGCCGGCCGCCCAGCAGGGGTTCCAGAAGTTGGGGATGGAACGCCAACTCTACGAGCCGCTGCCCGGCGCCGGCCAGGTGGGTAACACGCTCACCTCGGACCAGTTGCTCAACGCCCAGTTCGGCTCGGACGCCCAGTCGCAGTTGCAGTTGCAGCTACAGGCCGAGTTCGAGAAGGGCACCACCAATCAGGGCGTGACGGTGGCGCAAACCTCGGAGGGCGCGGTCGGTGCCGGGGTGGTGCAGCGCTAGGCCGTCACAGCAGGAGTACGGCTATACCTACGGCGTCGGCGATCACCCCGCCGGCCAGGAACGGGTCGGGGTTGCGGGTGGTTAGCAGCGCAACGATCCCGAGGATGATGCCGGCCACTACGGCGAGCACTCCGATGACTTTGCGGGCGACAGGGTCCATGACAGAGGTTATACCCCGCCATCTCTATTAGAGATGGTTGACGCGAACTACATCTGTGTAGTAGATGCGCGGTGGTCGGCCTCCACGGCACAACCTAGAGCCCATCTGGCCTTAGCAAAAGGTGGGTTTTCCAGGTAGTCTATAGCTCGTTGGAGCGTGGTCTGGTTGTCGCGCAAGAGGCCAAGAGCCAGGTTGCAGTTGTTGCACAGCAACCCTCGGACCTCACCGCTCTGGTGGTCATGATCGACGACTAAATCGTTCTGCCCACGGCAGATGGCACACATGCCGATCTGTCGAGCGAACATGGTCCCGTGTACCGGCAACGGGAGACTGTACGTCCGTCGCAGGTGAGCCTCGTCGGCCCCTGGATACTCCTTGGCGAGCCCCAAGTAGCACGCGTCGCATAGGCCGGTACCGAGCTTCGCGTCACGATTGCGCGTCTGCTCACCGCAACTCGGACACGGAGCGATCCTGCCACGCGGCACCTCCTCAGTCTAGCCGTTCGGCCATCGTCCGGAGAGATACCAGGTGACGTTTCTATCTTCGATAGGCTTGACAGAACTACACGGATGTGATTTGCTTGGCTTGACTGGGTTGGCCGCCTTAGCTAGGTGGAGCCACAGGTCGAGTCTTCCAGCGTTCCCCGAGCGGTGCTGGTGGAATCTCTAGCTCGTTGACGTAGCCCCCCGTGAAGTCCGGCCGGGGAGTGCCGCGGCGACACGCCTGCCGGACCCGCCACCCGCACCCCTCCGTGCGAGTGAGACCAGGAACCAGGAGTGGCACGTTGAGCGACGAATCCGTAATCCCCCCCGAAGATCTCGACGACAGCGGCAATCCCCGCACGGTGCAGATGCGACGCCAGGACATTCGTGCCCTGGAGAAGCAGGCCAAACGGGCCGCCGATCTCGATGCCGAGTTGGCCACCCTCCGACGTGAGCGGGCTTTCATGTCCGCAGGCGTTCCGGTGGACGACCCGGCCGCCCGATATTTCGTCAAAGGGTACGACGGGGAGCTTGATCCCGATGCCATCAAGGCTGCGGCAGTCGAATCGAAGATGCCGTGGGCGAAAGGCGAAGAGATCGGCCCGGAGGAGCAGGCCGCGCATGAGGCAGCCCAGGCGGCAGCCGCAGGCGGGACCCCACCGGGTGCCGGACCGAACATGGAGGCCGAACTGGCCGCCATCCGCCAGAAGTTCCCGCACGGCGGGGACGAGGCGATAGCGGCGGTGGATGCCTTGGTCCGCAAGCACGGGGTGCGGATACCGACCTGACGGGCCGAGCAGAACCCCCCAGCCCCTTCTCCAGCGAGGTAAACCCCGATGGCCGTCACCGCCCAAGGATCAACCGATTTCGCCAAGACCGCCTACGACCTGATGGCGTACTTCGCGCTCCGCCCGCAGTTGTACTTCGATGCGGTGGCCGACGTGAAGCCGACCAACCAGTCCCAGGCCGGCTCGGCCGTGCAGTTCACCATCACCAACGATCTCGCCTTCGCGACCACCCCGCTGAACGAGTCGACGGACCTCACCCCTGTCGCCCTGTCCGACTCGACGGTGTCGCTGACCTTGGCCGAGTACGGCAACGCCGTGACGACCACGGCCCTGGCCCGGGGCACGTCGTTCCTCGATCTCGACCCGGTGGCCGCCAACATCGTCGGCTTCAACGCCGGAGGCTCCATCGACACCCTCGCCCGGAACATCTTGCAGGCGGGCACGAACGTCAACTACGCGGTCGGCAACGGCACCAACGTGGCCGCCGCCCGCAACCAGGTGTCCCCGGCGAACACGCTGGTCGCCTCGGATGTGCGCCAGGTGCGAGCCCAGTTGCTCCGCAACAACGTCCCGCAGATCGGCTCCTACTACATGGCGTTCATCCACCCGGACGTCTCCTTCGACCTGCGCGGCCAGACCGGCGCGGCGACCTGGAATGAGCCGCACGCCTACAGCCAGCCGGACAACATCTGGACTGGCGAGCTGGGCTCGTTCTCCGGGTTCCGGTTCGTGGAAACCCCCCGGGCCCCGATCTTCGCGGACGCCGGCTCCTCGACCACGTTCACCGACGTGTACCGGACCCTGTTCCTGGGCCGCCAGGCGCTCGCCAAGGCGTACTCGTATGTGGACGGCAACGGGGCGTTCCCGATGGTGGTCCCCGGTCCGATCACCGACTCGCTGCGCCGGCTCGTCCCGATCGGCTGGTACTGGCTGGGCGTGTACGGCATCTTCCGCCAGGCGTCGCTGTACGGCGTCGAGTCGGCGTCGAGCATCGGCAAGAACGGCGCTTCGGGGTCCAACTAGTGGCATCCCTGGCCTTCTCGGGTGGCATCAAGGCGGCGACCACGGTCACCGCCTTGATGTCGGGCGCTTCCAACGCGACCGCGTATGTGGCGTCGATCACCACCCCCGCAGGCCATACCCAGACCGCCCGTTTCACGACGGACGGCTCGGGGGCCGGGTCGTTCACTTTTGTCCCTTCGTCGGCCGGCACCTACGCCGTTTCGGTGGTGCCGGCCACGGCGACGGCGACAGTCACAGCCAAAGTCAACATAGGAGGACACAACTGATGGCAAA